GGCCAGATGTGTACCACTCGTAAGCCGCATCCATAGAAGTAGGCGACAGCGCGTCTTGCTCCGAGTGAGGGTCATCAATGATTAGAAGGTCAGCGCCACGTCCCGTGATAGCACCGCCGACACCTGCGTAGAAACTTTCTCCGCCCTGATTTGTAGTCCAGCGACCAGCCGACTTGTTGTCAGCCTCAAGTTGCAGGTCAGGAAAAATGTGAGAATAATCGTCCGAGTCGATTAGGTTTCTAACCTTTCGACCAAAGCGAATTGCCAGCTCGCCCGTGTGAGTGCTCTGGATAATCTTGGTGTCACCCTTGCGGCCCATCATCCACGCAGGGAAGTAGGTGCTTGCAAACTCAGACTTAGAATGTCTTGGCGGAAGGCAAACAATCAACCGCTTGAGCTTGCCTTGGGCAATCTTGTTGAACTTCTCGCCAATAATTTTGTGGTGACGGCCTAAGATACACTCAGGCCACATATGCTTTACGAACTCAATAAAGTCGTTCTGGCAAATTTCTTGTTTGTCCATCTGATCGAATCGAGACAGCAGTGCAAGCGCCTCGTTCTGATCCTTTTCGCTCAGGATCTCAAAGTCTTTTAGCGATGGCTTAGACATTTTCCCAAGGCTCTCCTTGGAAAAGTAAAGCCTCGGCCTCACGCCTGCGAATTAGGCCATCTAAGACCTTACCGCCAGCCTTGTTCCAACGCTTAATTTGATGTGGAACATCGGCAATATCGTCTTCGTTTAAACGCTTCAACAGCGTTGATGCTTTTAAGTTGGTTGGCCCTAGGTTGTACGTCCAAGCCACTAACGCATCAAATTGATTTTGACTTAAATCTGCATTAACCAAGTCGTTGACGTATTGCTCAAACTCTTGCAGGTCATCCGCAAGCATATTGTCAGCTTCTTGCTGGGTGCAGGTGTCGCCGTCTGAAACGCCACGGGTGTGTCCATAACCTAGTGTTGGCACATCGGCTGAGCAGCGATACGACTCTAATTCGCACCCCTCAAATTTTTTAATTAGGGCTATGCCCTCGTTGCTAATCACTCGCATCTTCAACAACCTCTTTGTCCAAGGATTTGTAATATTGTATAATGTTTTGTAGTTGTCTGATATAGCGTTTAATCTCTGACATCGTTGTCGAAAGATTCTCATAACCTTTTGTAGAAAGTCCATAGAAAGCATTGGTCGGCGCGTTACCATCATTTAAGTCATTTAGGTACTCCTGCATGGTGTCTGGAGTCAAAACCGTCCACTCGACTGGCGAGGTGCTTATGGGGTTTGGTAGTGCAGGATGGTATACCGCTGCTGGTTGAACTACCGTGACAACCTCTACAGCTTTGGTTTCTGGTACATAAGGCTTTGACCCAATCAGGCCACAACCACTAAGGATTAAGACTGGTAATATTTTCCAGATCATTTAAAACCTCCGATGTGCCTTTGTTGATTATCTTCTCGATTAGCTTGGGCTTCCTCAAGCTGAGTGCATCTAAATTGTGCCTTGCGAACTTTTTTCTGATAGAGGCCACCTCAACCTGAGCCTTGTCGTTTTGAAGCTGAAGCTCATTTACCCGATCAAGAACACGTTGTTGTCGTTGCTCAGACTCAATAATTTGGGTGTTTAGAGAGGTAATGTTTGTTTCCAAGACAAGTTGATTGTCAGCGGCTTGGCGTAGTTGCGAGGCCATTGCTTCTTTTTCGGCTTCGGTTTTGTCTGCGTAGAGTTTAAATGCTCCGCCTGTCAAAGCTAGTGCGATGCTCAGGCCCAGAGCAGCCTGCCACATTATTTCTTAGCCATGTAAGCTGTGGCACCAAAATAAAGACCAACAATAGAAGCCTGACTCAAGAACAGCATATCGCTGAGGGAGGCGAGCGTAGACAGTCGAGACTCTGGTATGATCGGCAGCAACGGTAAAAGTGAATAAACCACCATGCTGCAAAGAGATACCCACGCCATTCGGCGCTGGCTGTCGGCTTTTTCCTCACGCAACTCAAGATCAATCATCTCCTGACTACGCTGAATTTCTTGGTCAGAAACAGTTCCGTCACCGTCAAGATCAAATTGGGCGTAGCGAGATTTTTCTTCTAGTTTTTTAGCTGCCATGTCAATCCCATGTTTTCGTCGTAGCCCGTATTTTCTTGGGGATGCAGTACGCGCTTATGTTGCTCTGGTAACGTCGCTGCTTGCCAATAGTAACTGCGCCAGATTCAACGAAGTAGGCGAACTCATTACAGCGGGTCACATCCCGAAAATAGAATTCTTCTTTCAAAGGTTCACCATCAATGATGACAACCAGCAAAAACGCCATGATCATCTGTTAGTCAGCCATGCGAGCAAGCCCCCGACGGTGGCGGGGACTAGGACAATCACGACCACAAAGATCATCGCGTACTGCCTTAGTTCTTTTCTAAACTTCTTTTTTCTAGCGGCTTCTGCTTTAATAAAAGCTTGGCGGTTTTTACGAGCCTCCGCCATTTTTTTCATCATGTCCGTCCAGAGATCCATGCGATTAGTCATTAGAAAGACTTCTTTGATATTTTCTCTAGACTGCCTTAATGTCTCTTCTGCCATCACGATTTTCATCGCTTCAGATTCACTTAAAGTTTTACTATTTTTGGCTCGTTGCAGATCATATTCTGCACTTCCTAGCCGGCCTATGTAAGCGCCCAAAACCTCTATATTTGAAGCCGCCCCGGCAGCCATTTCTAGGGCTTTGCAAGCTGCGCTGACTGCTGCGACTGCCTCTAAAATCATGCTCTACCCCATAGTTAAAAGTATCGGTATCAATACCGACCCTAGAACAATGACGTAAAGCCCGTAGATTAATTTTTCTAACTTGTCAAAATTCTTAGCCCCAGACTCCAACCGCTTCTCAATGTTCTCGTAGCGTACCGCACATTCTCTTTCGTGTGCGCCAATCTCAGCTAGAGCATCTTTTACCTCAAGGCGCTGCTCAGTCATTTCTTAGGCTTTTTCTCAAGCGTCTTCTCAAGGCGTTTAGCTTGGTTGGCATGTAGCTTACTTGCGCCTTTTAACTCTTTAATCATCTTGCGCTTCTGCGCGTCAGTCATAACACCCATTAGGACGCTGTATACCCATTACCTGCTTTGATAGCTGCGTTGGTTGCAGTCATGCTCTCGCTACCCCAATCATCTTTAGCTACCATTATTTCAAGGTGTTTTACATTGCGGTCTACACAGGCTTGACGGTCTGCTGCTGAATCACTAGCCTTTCGGTCACCTGCGATTACGTCTGTAATTAATGCTACGCTGTCACCCATTGCTGAGTAGTCTTGTGCGATTTGATCTGTTTCTCTAGCCATTGTCTTATCCTTCTAAGGTTGTTATTCGTGCAGTGAGTGCAGTAATTAGTGCGCTTTGTTCTTGGATTGCCTTTACAAGGATTGGTACAAACTTGCTGTACTGAAGACCCATCTGCTTGCCATCAACTGTATGGCTAGAGACTAGGTTAGTCTTGTTACTCTTGTTATATCCTGCGGCTATTTCTAGTGCTTCTACTTCTTGAGCTTTAAAACCAATGTCCAACCAATCTTCTTTATGGGTTCCGTCTGGAGTTTGTGCGTTAAGATCATAACCTACAGCTTTTTTATCGCCATACTTGCTACGTTTATCCCACTTGTAGGTAACAGGTGCTAGAGCTTTTACAAAGTCTAAGCCAAGGTCTAGGGCTGTAAAGTCTGTCTTGTCTCGTGCATCAGAGGCTACTGTCCAATCTACTTGGATGTTTGCTTCAGAAATATTTTCATCGCCAATACAAACAGCATTAGAAGCTGTTACAAAATTACCGCCGGGGCTTCCTGAAGTTCCTGAGTCATGTCCTAAGAAAGAATTGTTAGAACCAGTTGTTATATTAGCGCCTGACTCTGCTCCCAAAGCCGTGGTGGCGGCTGCTGTTGTAATAGCGAAGAGGGTTCCGTATCCTGCGGATACATTAGAATCCCCAGTCGTTAATCGGCTCATGGCAAAAGCACCAATACATGCATTAGAATTAGCAGCGCCAGCGGCGTTTCCAGCAGCCTTCCACCCCACAAAAGCATTAGTTGTTCCAGTTATTGATCCTCCTGCTTGATAACCAATAGCCACATTTCCATCAGCGCCTGTTGCGCCACTTAATGCTTGATAGCCCATACATGTATTATGATCTCCAGTTGTAAGAGCATCACCAGCAAGCTGACCAACGATGGTATTTTGAACGCCCGTGGTGATTGATAAACCTGCGTTTTGACCCACCCCCGTATTACCACTGGCTGTGGTATTTGCGCCAAGAGCTAAATCTCCTACTGCAACATTGTTACTTCCAGTAGTGTTAAGCTGTAAAGTTCGTGTACCAAAAGCCCCATTGTTTGTGCCTGTGGTGTTAGTCTTCATTGAGTCTTTACCAACAGCAGTATTGGTATCACCTGTGGTGTTTAGGTTTAAAGCACCAAAACCCACTGCGGTGTTGTTATCGGCTGTAGTATTTGTACTTAAAGCACCTTGACCAATACCCGTATTTTTGTCACCTGTTGTATTTGCGTCTACGGCGTTCATCCCCACCGCAACATTTAGCGTACCTGTGGTGTTTAAGGCTAAAGCACTCTTACCAACAGCGGTATTGTCATCGCCTGTCGTGTTTCTTACTAAAGCACCTGCCCCAGCGGCTGTGTTGCGTGTGCCTGTGGTATTTGCAGCTAAAGCAGCCGCCCCAAATCCAGCATTTGACCCGCCAGTAGTGTTATTCTCCATTGAGCCATCGCCCCATGCAGCGTTGTCCTCACCTGTTGTATTTGACAACATAGACTTCCATCCACCAGCAGCATTAAATCTTCCCGTAGTGTTTCCACTTAATGATTGATAACCTATAGCCGTTAATCGTGTACCCGTGGTGTTCGCATCTAATGAGCCAGATCCCACTGCGGTGTTTTGAGCACCCGTGGTGTTTTCTCCTAAAGCGTCATGCCCAATGGCAACATTAGAAGCACCTGTAGTATTGCCAAATAAGGCATCTGAGCCTACTGCTACGTTGTCAGAGCCGGTTGTATTTGCTGTTCCTGCTCTACGACCGACTGCTACGTTGTCTGCGCCTGTGGTGTTTGCGTTTAAAGTTTCTGAACCCACCGCTGTGTTATTTGCTGCTGTATTGCTACCACTTGCTAAAGAATTATAACCTACCGCTGTGTTGTCTGATTGAGTAGTAGTTGATTGTAATGTAGCTCTACCTAAAGCAGTGTTCTTTGTGCCAGTTGTGTTTGCGCTTAGTGCTTTTTCTCCGACAGCCGTTATAAAACTTGCAGTGGTATTAGCGTCTAAAGCTAACGCACCAATAGCTACGTTAGAAGCACCTGTTGTGTTTGCCGTTAAAGCACTCTTACCAACAGCAGTATTGTCTGCGCCCGTGCTTACTGCTGCCCCTGCATTTGAACCAACTGCTGTGTTGTTAGAGGCTGTATTTAAATTTAAAGCATCGTTCCCTACAGCTACATTGGCAGTTCCAGATGTTACAGTTGCTAAAGAATTTGCACCAACAGCAGTATTAGCTCCAGAGGTGTTTAACTCTAAAGCATCTTTACCTACCGCTGTGGCACCATCTCCTGTATTAGCACTTAAAGCATTATATCCAACAGCAGTATTAGCTGCACCAGTTTGGTTTGCATCTAAAGCTGAAGCGCCAATTGCTACATTTAAAGTACCTGTGGTGACTGATAATCCTGCTTGATAACCTACTGCGGTATTAAGACCTGACGCTCCAGCGTTTTGAGTTTTTAACGCTTGGTATCCTACGGCAGTGCTTTCACCATTAGCATCCTCAGTCTTGAGAGCCTCAAAGCCCACAGCAACATTACCGTCACCAGTAGTCAAAGCCGTACCAGCTTCATCACCCACTAGGACGTTATAGTTACCGCCAGAGGCTATAGAGTTACCTGTGTTAACACCTACACGAGTGTTAGAGGTTCCTGCTGATGCAGTAATAATATCTGCGCCATCTGCAAAGGTTACGTCTGCTGCGAAGTTTGCTGCGCCATCTACGTCAATTACGTCTAGGTTTGTTGTGCCGTTTACGTCAATAGCGCCTTCAAGGTCAATGTCTCCACTAACCGTCAAGTTGCCAACAACGTCAATTAACGTGGCTGTAAGCTCGATCTCGTCAGTTGCGCCAATATCCAGAACCGTGCCGGTTGGCGCGTGAATAAACTGCGTGGCATCGTTGAACATGATCTTGTTCGTAGAGTTCAGAGTAAGACCAGCGCCATCGGTGTGGGTCAGGGTGGTGTCGTTGTCTGCACCAAATCCAATTACCGCTGAGTCGCTGTTAAGCTTTAGATCGTTTGAGACTAAAACGGCAGTTGATGCGTTTAAGTCAATTGTTGCCTCGCCATCAATGGTCATGACGCCATTTGATGACTGGTGAATAAACGTGGCAGCATCGCCAAAAGTAAGTTTGTTTGTGCTGTTCAGTGTAAGGCCAGTGCCATCGGTATGGGTCAGCGTGGTGTCACCGTCAGCGCCAAACTTTAAAACTGCCGAGTCTGAAGTTAGGCTCAGATCATCGCCAATTGAAGCATCACCGTCCACAATCAGGTTTCCTGCAAGCTCAAGATCGTCCATCTCGTAGACGATAGCGCCA